TTGTTCTCGTTGTTGTTGTGTCGTGTCTGCCCAAATTCCGAACACTTGATGTTTTGCGGTAAGGCCGATGGCTTCGTCATAGCAGTCAGCTTTGTGTTCACACGTTTTGCAAATGGCGTGTGCTTGTGCTCGTTCTGATGGACGTTTGCTGAAGTACAGGTGTGTCAGCCCTTTGCACGGTGCGTTGTCTTGCCATGCCATCAGCAGAATGGGCAAGCCTCAAAGTGGTGTTCATCGAGTCTGATGTAGCCGGCGTTGTTGCAGGCTTTACATGTTCCGCTCTCGCCTTTATTCTTCAGGCTCGGCGGCTCAGTTGATTGTTGATCGTTTTGCTTTTTTTGTGTGCTCCCAGGTAAGTGTCGGGAGTCTAGTAAGGCTGGGAAACCTAGTTGGCGTGCGGTGTTCATTTCAAGGTGCGAGGGTCAGTTGCATTTGCAACAACTGTTTTGGCGTTGTAACTCTGCTCTCAATTCGACAATTTTGGCTTGCAGTTCCTCGATGCGTAGTTGTGCGTCTGCCATTGCTTTTGCAGCCTGGTACAGGAGCTCTTCGGTGTTGTTCATTTCACGTCTGGCAGTTCTTTGAGGCGGTCAATTTGGTCTTTTGTGGCGTCGTAACTTCGCAAGATTTCGACCAGTTCGTCGTTGTTGATCGGGTTGCCTTTGCGCGCGTTGAGTATTTCAAGGAAGCCTTGCATTTTTTCTGTCGGCCTGGCACGGCTGCCAGCTGCTTCTTTTGGAGGTGCGCCTGTGATCGGGTTGTTACGCTGTACTTTGCTCATTTCCTCGCGTGATGCACGCTTGGCAGGATCAGAACCAGCCCAACCTGCGTTGGCTAATGCTCTCCCAACCGCAGATGTTTCGCAGTTTTCAACGTGGCTAGTCGCGTTTACGCCTCGTTCTGTAGCGTGTTCTTCCGCCCAGCCAGTAGATACCAAAACGTCGTTTTCGTACAGCGTGGCTTTGAACAGACACCAGCCTTCAGCGCGCTCAACAAGATCTGTGACTACGCGTGCTTGTGTGTTGCGTTCTTTGCATGATTCAAGCCAAAGGCTGAGGCGTTCCGCGACGGTTTGGTATTGCGACAGGTCAAAGGGCATCGGCCGGCCTTTCTATGGTTTCCCACACGGTGAGGCGTTGGCCGTGTCCGTGTTCGTTTGTTCGTGTCGATATGCGTGTGCGGTCTGTTGCTCGTATCATGCCGGCGCGTGCCGCTTTGTTAAGCCTCGCACCGATGCCTTTGTTGACAGGGAATCCGTCAGGTAACTGTTCCCATACCTGATCAACTGTCCAATGCAGCCGAAAGTAGGCGACGCGTTTAATTGCACGATCTACTTGTGCTATCTGTTCGTCAGACCATTTACGTGCAGCTTTCGCTGAGCCGGCCATGCCACGCTCAAAAGGTGTTGGGTCGTCAAACAACGTTGGTTGATTCATGATGCACCTCTGCACCAGTCGCCAGATGCTTTCCAGGGCCACCAGCCGCACCGAGGCGACGAGCGCAACGCGTCCTGGTAAATGTCGTACGCGATCATAAGGTTCACGGCTGGCACGAATAGGTCGTTGCGGCTGTACCCGAAACTCTGCACTCTACGTTGGTGATAGTGCCAGTTGATTTGTGTGACCCCGAGGTCGTCTGAACTGCGGTTGTGTGCGTCAGGTTGGCATCGTGATTCGGCCCACATGATTTTGCCAAGAGTAGGCAACAGGTGTTCAGGCCATCCCATTGCAACAGCGGTTGACCACCACTCCAGGCATTTGCCGCTCCAGCCAACGGAGACCGCAGGCATTGAAGTGGTGGTCGTTACCGCTACCTCAAAAGAAGCCTGGACGGTGTTTGCTTCTGAGGTTGATGGTGCCGGCACCGACGGAACAGGAATCGAGGATGCCGGCTGTACCTGTTGCACCGTGCTTGCTGGTTGAGGTGGTGGATCAGGTACAAATGTGGGCCCGTAAAGGCCGTAGAGCGACGCCGCCGTAGCGACAGATAGCGCGAATACTGCACGCATGTTTGGTCTCCTTTTGTTGTTGGCTGGAAACCTCATGGTACATGAAGGGTGTTACAGCATCAAGCAATCTGCATGTGGCCGGCGGTTTGTGGGCCGACGATGCCGTCAACAACAAGGCTGTTGGCTTTTTGATATTGCTTTACACGCTTGTCGGTGTTTGGCCCGAAGTCGCCGTCAACAACGATCGGTTTTTTGCCGCTTGAGTTTTTGTAGCCGGCGTTCTTCAGCACGGTTTGTAGTTGCGTTACGTTGTCGCCCTGGTCACCAATGCGGCATGTCTGCCAGCCTGTTTTTTTGGTTTTGACAGGTTTGTGGCTTCCCAGGGGAAACGTTTTCATTGCTTTGTCAATCCAGGCCGTCGTATTGGCGTGCGTCTCATCGAGCTCCAGGTGCAGCCAATCGCCCCAACCGCCGCCCTTGATTTTTCCTGGCCGGTAGTGGACCCATTTTTCTCGGTCGCACATCCAACCTCGGCCGCCTGAGCCGTACTCGTAATCCGCCAGGTACTCGAGTCCAATGTCGTCTGCGATTGACACGAGCCAGTCGCACACTTTTTCCATGTCTGCGCGCGAACAACCTGGCCGGCCTTTGTAGGCACGCCGGCTCATGTCGGCGGCCCTGCCCGTAGCGTGAACTGACATGCCTTTCATGTTGCCGGCCTGGGCACCTCGTTTTCTGCGAACTACAAACGATCCATTTACCCAGATTTGACGGTCGGACGTGGTTTGCATTGCCTTGATAAAGCCTTCAAGGCCTGGTTTTTTTGCGTCAGCGATTTTGTCGAAACCTGTGTATTCCCTGCTCATCATGCGCCCTTACTGATAGCGGCATCAACGTCATCTTCCGTGACTTCGCCGTCGTTACGGTAAACAACGGCGAGTTGCTGCACGACGCCGAGAACTGCGATTGCGCCGGACATGATGGCGGCTCGCCACACGTCAACGTCAACAAGTTGTCCAACAAGTACGTTTGGGATTGCTGCTGCGACAAACACCGCAAGCAAACGTGTCAAAGTTTTTTTGATCATTCCTTATCTCCTAAGTATTGAGAGGCTACGTAAAACGTTACTGACGCAACGCTAATCCAGATAGCCCATTTTTGTGTAGTACCGGAAAGCGTGATGAGGACAAGGCCAAAGCCAAGCGCCATGATTGCGCTTTCAAACAAAATTTTGAGGTGTTTCACCGGAATCTCCTAGTTGGTGCAAAGGTAGGAACGGTGCCGAGCACAACAGCGGCGGCCGTAACCGTCCGCCTTGTTGCAACGTCAACAACAGAGCCAGCTGGCACATAAGTTTCATAGCCTTCGGTCGTGTAGATGTTGACGGTCTCCTCGAATTCTTGTTTGACAGATTCGGGGGCGTCTGCTGGTGGTGCTGGCAACGTGTTGGTTGGAGTTGTCGGTGCTTTCTCAGTCGTTGTTGTGATTGCGACGATCGTGGTTGTTGTTGTAGGGGTCACGGTGGTCGTTGTAGTCGTTGAAGTTGTTGTCGTGGTCGATGAGGTCGTGGTTGTCGTCGTTGAGGTCGTTGTGGTCGGTCGTTCAGTCGTTGTCGTGGTTGGTGCAAGCGTGGTCGTCGTGGTTGACGTTGTTGTGGTTGACGTTGTTGTGGTTGACGTTGTTGTCGTTGACGTCGTGGTTGTGGTCGTGGAGCTCGTGGTCGAAGGCGCAACTGTTGTCGTTGTCGTCGGTGTTGGTGTCCAAGAGTTTTCGCCAAAATGCACCGTCCAAGTGCTTGCCGGCACGGGTTCGTTCATCACGACTGCTTGGTACGTCGTGAACCTCAACGTAAAAGTGCCTAGCGGCTCTTCAACAACTAATCGCGACGAATAGCAGTCGTCTTGTGTGCTCGCACCGTCGTCATCGGCAAAATCAACGTTGCCTGCTTCGTCAATTAGTTGCAAATACACATCGGCGTGTTGTGCAAAGTCAAATTGGTCGCACGGTATGTCTGTCATTACAACAAGGTCAAGGCGATCTCCTTCAACAAAAGTAACTGTCCAATCAACAAACGGTGTTTCAGGTGTCACGCTGACCGTGTACTCGTCAGCGCGCGCTGTACTCCCAACAACTGCGACCAATACCAGCGCCCAATAGCCGGCAAGTGCTATTCGGTGCAAGTAGCGAAACACTTACTCGGTTAGTCCCCACATGCCAAAACAAAGCAAAGCCATGCCGAGCACTACGGCCACGATTGACCTAATCACGCTGTTTTCCTAATTAGTTGAGCCGACAACATAAACGTCACGCCGGTCTTTGTGCTGCCGGAATTTTGATAAACCTGGAGCGTGATTGCCTGTCCGCTTGTTATTGGGTAATGAGCGGCTACTGAAAGGTCATGTGCACCGTCGTTGTCGTCAGACGACGCAACAACAGTTGAGTCAACAAATAGGTTGATAAGACCTCTTCCATTCGAGTTATTTACGTTGAGCGCGTTGGCGGTAAGCAAATACACGCCGGTGACATCAGGCTGGATCGCTGTAGAGCTGCCAGAGTGCCAGCCGCCTACGTCAATAAGTTCAGTATCGAAGACGACCGTGTGATTTGTGTTGTTCGGCACGTCATCGGTGTTTCGTAAAATTGTGACCTGGCTAAACGCGTTCAGCTCGTCGGCTGAAAGGACGGAAGAGGACGTGAAGTCACCTTGATCTGCCATGTGATTATCCTAATCTGTTTGTGTCAAGTATGCCGAGAGTCGTAGAGTCCAAAATGAACGACTGGTAGTCAACGGCCGGCAACAGGTTGATTGTGATTGTTGTGCGGCCTGGTACGGCTTCTATCGTGCGGCCAGCGATAACGCAGTTTGCGGTGACTTGGTTGCCGCCCGTCGGTGTGTAAGTGATGTCGCAAGGCTGCATCCAAGCAAAATAGTAGGACAGCAAGTTTTTTAGCGTGGCTGCTGCGGCTGAGCCGTTGCGGTCTTCAATAAGTTCAATTGACGTCGTTAGTCGTCTTGGAATGTATCTTGGTGATGATTGTCGATTTGTCCAAAATTGTGCTGCGTTAAGCGCTCCTGCGTCGTTTCCGCTGTCAGAAGTCACTTTGTTGCCGGTGCTTGCATAGCGTCTTGCGCGCGTGCCGTACTTGTTGCCGGTGTCGGTGTTTGTAGACGTTTGTGTAGCAACTCCTGTCACGCCCGATTTAACCGAAACTGTGCTTGTCAAATCGTCAAACTCAAAGCCAGGTTGTATTTGCGCGAACGGCAAAGTGGTGCCAGAAGGGTTTTCCGAGAAAGCGAAATGCAAACGGCTGACGCTTTTGTATGTCAATGTTCGGTTTAATGCAAGAGCCGCATAACCAACAGCTGTTCCGCTTATGCCGGCGTCAATCGGAATGATGATTGAAGGGTAGCCGTTAAACATTGCTTGGTTTATGTAATCAAGCGACGTGACGTTACTTGCGGCAGGCCGAGCAATTTGGTCAGGCGCGTCGTCGCTTAACATAAAATCGGACACCTGGACGTTGATTGACGTTGGTGTGATCCCAAAGGTAGGAAAGGTTGCGCCGTCGCCAAAACCTGACGTGCCTTTCAAAACGTTTTCAACAAACGTAGCAAAATCGGTTGTTGTTGTGTTTTCAACAATGTCAAACTGTTGACTTGACGCAACAGACAGCCAATCTTGGCAAGACAGTTTTACAGACGATTCTGTGCCGTTGTCCCTCATTGCAAAATCCGAAACAAAAACTGCGCGCACACTTGACGAGGCGGCGTCATCTGACGGCCCTATTCTGATTGCTTTTGTAAGCCAATCGGTAGCGGCAAACGTGCCCGTTCCGCCTCCTGCGGCCGGAGTGAACTCTCCGCCGTCGTTGTTTAGCGTCAACGTCACGTTTGTAGGGCTAAACCGACCAATGTTGATTTTTGTGTTAATTCGGAAGCCCTGAACGTACGACGTGATGTCTGTGAGCGTTGCGCCGTCAATGAGGTCGATTCGCCAGCCGGCCCAGGCGGTCATCTCACGACCTCGCCGTGTCTGTTACGGCGATTGCGGCTGCGCCGTTGCGGCGTGTGTGTTTGTCTAACGCTTGCAAAATGTCTTCGCCGGTGGTGCCTTCGGGCATAAAAATGCCACCAACGTTGACAATGTTTGTTGATGCTCCTCCGATGCCTTCAGGGTTGCTAAATGTTGGTGCTTCTATTCCGAGGCCTGGCAAATCGCCGAACGTTGTAGGGAGCTCTAAAACGCCGCCCAGGTTGATGAGGTTAGACATTAACGTGATTGCACGATCTAAATTGCCGGTGTCAATCTCGAGTTGAAGCACTTCAAAGAAGGAGTCCGACAGGTCGTCTCGTTCATCACGTAGCTTTCGTAACGCTTCAAACGCTTCGTTTTGCGCTTTCTGCCACTCGTCTGTGCCTTCACGTATCCCATTGAGACGTTTAGCAACGTCTTCCAAATCTTCTATGAACTCGTCGGCTGCTTTTTGTCTATCGAGCGCATCAAAAAAATCATCAAGACGTTTTGTTGCTGTTTCGATGCCTTCGTTTAATGGATCCAACTCAACGTTTACTTGTCCAAGTGTTGTTGCCAATCTGTCGCTGTTGCTGTCAGCTTTTGACAGTCCTCTGTTGAACCTGTTCCAGGGCTCACCAATATCTTGTGCCGCTTGCTTTGCTCTGATTGTTACGCCTAAGAGCTCGCCCATGCTTGAAGCTGCGTTGTCAGCATCTTCGCCAAGCCTGCGGATCTCAGGTATCTCTATTCCTGGTATCAGGTTAATTATGTCGATCAAAATGTTTATGCGGTCAATGGCCGTGTTAATGATCTCGATAATAAATTTCCACACTTTTTCGAACACAAATTTCAGAAGATCGACTGCTCTGCCAAGAATGTTAAATTTGGATTGCAAAATCACAACTGCTGCGATTATTGCAAGAATGATTCCAACGCCTGTAGCAACCCACACCCTTGTAAATGAGCGCGCCAAATTCTCGTTCAAGATAGTAGTGATGGCTTGCACTATGTTGTAGAGTTTCAGCCCCGTGTTTAAAACAATGATTGCTGCTGACAGCGCGCCGACAACTTGGGCTGTCAAAACTATGTTTTCTACATTTTCAGACAAAAATTCTGCTGCTCGTTGCAACAATGGCAAAAAGCGTTCAACCAATGGCAGAAGCGCAACACCAATCGCTTCTTTGACATTTTGCAGCTCAATTTCTAGTTGCCTAAATTGGCCTTCCAAACTTTCGGCAGATTCTTGTGCTGCGCCCCCAAAGGTGTCAGCAAGTTGCGCCATCACGGTCTCTGCGTCAGCGCCGCTCGAAATGACATCTGTCAGCGATCTGTCAAGTTCTTTGAGAGGCCCGACCTCGCCCTGGATTGCTTCCTGCAACGCTTCTGTAACTGCTTCAAGGTCTTTTCCTGTGCCTGCTGCTACATCGAGCGCAAGTGTCATCAACTGTTGAGCTTTAGTTACGTCGCCAGTTGCGCGCACAAGGTTGGCAAATGCTGGCCGCAATTCGCTATCAGTAACAGCAACCGCTTTTTCCGTTTCGGCTATGTACTGCTCAACCGCAGCTACTTGTGCTTCGGTAGCCGCTGTCGTTGTTTGTAAGGTGCGAGCCAATTCTGCTTGTTGTGCTTGATCCTCAACCGCTGCTTTTACAGATAAGCCTGCCGCAGCCGTCAAACCTGCGAGCGCAGCAGTAGCCGGCACAAACGCCTTTTTGAGTGCAAATGCAGCTTTTTGGCCGTTTGTCTCTAGCCGCTTAAACTCTTTGACTGCTTTTTCAATGCCTTTTGGCTGAAACTCGGAAATGATAGGAACTTTGATTGCCATGTCAGATTCGTTTCACTCTTTTTTGTATGGCCAATTCCATGTCAAGGATTGCGAGTTCAACGCCTTGTTGTACGTCTGATAGATGCCGTTCGGCGGCTTTCCAGACGATGCGTGACGCGTCTTTTTTCATTTCTTTGCTGATCTTGCGGTAGAACGCTCGGCCTCTGGCTTCGCCTTCTGAGTTGCGGCCTTTTCCGTTTGCTCGTCCAGCTATGTCAACGATGCTTCCTGCTGCATCTGTGTTGACCAGTTTGAGCAACGGAAAGAGCGTCAAATTTTTGTCGCGTCGTGTAGGCCCTTTGTAAGTGACTTTGATGCCTTTGCGCGCTAAGCGTGGATCCCAGCCGCCTTTCCAGGTGCCCCAATTGTCAACTGGTGAGGCTTCTGGCACAAGGCTTTTTGCTTCCTCGATCATTGGCTTTGCGGCCAGTTTCATTTTTGCGATTGTTGCGCGCCGCAACGCAGGGTCGATCTCGCCGAGCGTTTTCAGCATTTCTGGCACGCCGTACACCTCAACGCTTGCAAGTTCTTCAAGTGTTGGTTTAGGTGACCTAGCGGCGGCCATGCTTGTTTCTCTCTTTCGCTACATCGTTAACGGTGTAAAGATCTTTAGTGTCAAACTCGATTTGTGGAGGCCACCAACCGACAGCCAGCAGAAGTTCTGCTAGTGCTCGCCGGTAGGTGCCTCGTTGGTAGGGCGCTCGTCGCCTTCTCCTATTACTTCAAGATTCACAACTTTTTTTACAAAGTCATCAAAGACTGCTGGCACAACGTGGCCGGCTTGTTTTGATGCTTCGTAGGCAAGATAGGCGAGATCTTCCATGCCTATTCCTTGCGCCAGGTTGCTTGCTTTTGTTTTAAACTTGCGTTCCCACGCAACGATGGTAAACAAGTTGGTTTCTACCGTGTACTGGTCATCGTTAGTGGTTACTTGGATAGTTAGTTGCATGTCGGTGCTTTCTTGTTTGGTTTATGACACGGCGCGAACGAACGTGCCTCCGGTAAAGGTGAGATCTACCGTCTGAAGTGCGCCAAGTTCACCGTTGATCGGGGTCAGTTCCGCCAAGTACATCCCTGTAAACGTGTACTCAGGGTTATCCGTTGCGGCAGTAGTGCTGCTCGTTGCAAACACCACGACTGTCGTGGTCGTGCCAACAAGAGCTTGCAAAAGTTCTTCAACTTCGCTTGCGCCGTAGTCAAGCATCAGCGTGCACGTTACCGAGTGGTTGCCTAAACCTGCGGTGTATTTGCGTGAACTATCAGCAAACGACGTTGCTTCAAGCTGCTCAAACGCAACGGTGACGACTGCTGACGTGCATTGGTCGCTGTAGTCAACGTTGTTGATTTTGAGTGCTGGTTGGCTCAGCGTGGTGGTGGTTGCCATTTTTATGTTCTCCTTGTTGAGACTCTGACCGTGAGGTCGTATGCCGGGATCTGTTGTTCGCCGATAAGGGCGGTTGATGGTCGTATGTCTACGATTCCCTCAACGTTTTGGTGGATGATGTCTGCTTGCGTCAAAAGGTAGTCGGCGGCGTCGCTGTTACCAGGGCCACCTGCCAAAATTCGACACACGATTGTCACGTCAACAATGTTGCTGTTGAAGGGTGGCGCTGTCGGTAACTCAACAAAAACGCTTAGAGGACGCGCGTTGCGTGGGTCTTTGACCACGACCATGCCGGCGCTAGCAAGGCGTGTGCATACGTTGTTGTATGCGGCGGCGAGAATCCCTGTTGCGGCCATTTCAACCGATCTGCGGCCTTCCTATGCCCAACAACTGTTTTATGCGTGCCATTGTGCCAAACGGCACGGTAGCTCCCATCTGATCGAACGACGAGAACGAATCGACTGACCCACGTTCGCGATACAACGTAGCTGCATACATTGTTGCGCCTAGTTTGACGGACGCGTCAGGCACGACGTCGGTGTCGTCACCGTAGCCAGCTTCTTGCCGCACTCGGTAGCAGTACACGTTTGACGCTGCGACGCATGTGGCAATGAAAGCGCTGTCATTACTTGTTGCCGCAGAGATGCCTAACCATTCTTCAACGTTGGCGGAGCTAATCCAGGTGGCTTGTGGTTCCCATACAACTTGTCCGCTGTCTGTGCCGTAGGGAAGGTCTGCGCCTGCGTTTGGAAAGATGAGTTGGTTGGGTCGCGATTGGTCGTAGTCAAAGACGAGTGTGCCGTCGTCGTCAACGCGCAGCAGCTCGTAATCAACTAGCGACCAAACAACCTGGCTGTTTCCGTCTAAGCCTCTTGTGCTGCTCGATATGTTGACGTTCGTGCCTAGTGGCAGGCTCGCGAGGTTTTCGAGAGTTTGCACCACGCCATAACCGTCAACGCGTGACGATTGCGTGATTTTGTATGCGGTCATGGCGTGGTGCTACCTAAGGGGGATCAGACGAAGTTGGCTTTTACGAAACGCTGGTTGTCAAGCATCAACGTTGCGAAGTATGAGAACCATGAGATATCGGTGCCACGAATCTGTGCGTTTTGTACACGCAAAAATCCTTTGGTTTGTTCATAAATCTCGAAGCCTGTTGTGTCGCCCAAAATCATTGTGCCTGAGCCGGTGTTGTCAAAGTTGGTGTCAACAACTACCTGGAGGCCGAACGCAACAAAGTTTGATGTGCCTGGCGATTGTTGGCCGAAAGCGTTCATAGGGCCGACTGTTGGAAACAGCGGCCGGCCCTGGGAATCCTCGAGCGTGCCGAGTGCTTCCCAGTTTTTTGCGGAAACAAACAAGTGTGATGGGAGGTGTCCGCCGTTGCCTGCGTTGGTCAAGATGACGGCTGCGGCGCTGTAAAGCCATCCAAGCCACTCGGTGGGGTCTGCAACGTTGGCGTTCGCAAAGTTTGCGGTGACTGACGCGCCTGTTGCAAGTGCGTCTGCTGCCACGTTGTCAACGGTCTGTCCGTAGACGCGTCCCATGTCCTCCAAAATGAGGTTGATGACGTCTGGGTCGCTGAAATCCTGGATTTGCTCTGAGACGGTGACGTAGCCGCCGTAGCCCTGTTTTGTTACTTGGTTTTCTGCGACTTGGAACTCTCCTGCTTGCAGGGTTGCGAGTTCTGCGCTTTGTGCAGCCATTGAGGTGTGGGTGCTGACGCTTGGACGAATGAACACTTTGCCGGTTCCTGGCATAGCACGCGCGCCGATTGCGTCAATCACGGGGCGGATGCCCAAGTAGGAGTTGTACACCGGCGACACAATGGGCTCCGGCAAAATTCCGTCGTTTGATGTCGTTGAGACATCCGGTGCGGCGGCACGAATGTTTTCGTTCATTTGGTGCCAACGGTGGCCGCCTTCGATTGCCGCTGCAATCCATTCTCCTGCCGATGGCAGTTTGAACTGTTTTGGTTGTGCAAATACGGTTGGCGTTGGGGTTGTTTCGGCGGCTGCTTCCACGACCTCAGCGGTTTGTTCTGTCATAGGTTCTTCCTCCTCGGAAGTGGTTTCAGGTGTTTCATTGCTGTCCTCATCCTCTGCGGATGCGGCGATTTCTGTGATTTTTGCGGCGGCAAATGCTGGTTCAAAAACGACCGACAATTCTTTCCATTTTGCTGCTTTGACAATGGTGGTTCGACCGTCTTGCTCAACGTCGGTTGCTTCGATGCCGATGCTTACCGAGTCGTACGCGCCCATTTTTAAAAGTTCTACAAGGTCGTCGCCTGCGCGTGTGCGAGCAATTTCAGCTGTGAACAACATGCCTTCGGGTGTTTCTTCGCGTGCGGTTACCATGCCGACAGGTTGAGCATTTGAGTCGTGTTCAAGAAGTAGGCGTGGCGCTGGGCCATCTGTTGGGAGCGCTCCTGCTTCAAGGCGTATTGCTTGACCTGTGCTGACGTTTGCTTCAACGCCGTATGGTGCGGCGATGCCGGAAATTGTTCGTGGTTCGTCGCCTGCGGCGGCGTCCAGGGTGACTGATTGTGCGGTAAATCTAATCATTGACGTATTCTTCCATTTCGCTTTCGACCGTAATCGGGCCGCCTAGTTCTGCGCCTTCAAGGTACCGTTGGACGTCAAAACAGACGTGTCTACCTTTTGGCGTGATGGTGTCAAGGCTAAGTGTTTCTTGTATGCAGTTAATAAACGGTGACGCGCCGAACATGATGAGGTCAGTTCGTGCCTGCTGACTGTTTTGATATGTCATGCCGCCTACGGAGAGACCGACTAGCCATGCTGGTACCTGGCAGACCCGTGAAAGTTCTAGGGCTGCGTGTTGGCGGCCTTCCATCAGCTGCAACGTTGATGGGTTGCTGTCGAACTCACGAAACTCTACATATTGGTTTAATGCGCCAATGCTTCGTGAGCTGCGCGCGTCGGCCCAGGCAGCAGCCAATTCTGACAATTCGTCGCCTGACATCGGCTCTGATCCGTCTTTTTGTTGCAAATAGCCGGCGGCGATTTCTGCTGACGCAAACCGTTTTGCTGCTTCGTCAAGTCGGTGTGCAATGTCTATTGCTCGGCTACCTGTCCACAAAATGCCGTCTAGTGGCGACAAAAATTGCACCACGTTCTCTGTCGGTAGCTCAACACCGTTAAACTGGATGTCGTCTGACATGCCAAACCATTCTGGGCCTGCTTGGTCAAGAGTGTTGACTTGTTCGCTTGGCAGCCATATGTAGGACGCAGGAAAGCCGGTGCTGTAGCGGCTCGTGACGTACCAAAAGGCTCTTCCGTTCAACATCAAGTCTTTGACTGTGGCCGACATGATGAAGTTGCGTGTAACAGTCGGATCTGGCCGTGTAAACCAGGACTCCCCTGGCACATAAATGCGTTCGTATTTTTCTAGTCCTGGATCCCATTGCATCGTGTATTGCTTGAGGTCAAGACCAGCGATAGTTGACGTAATGAGACCTACTGCACGGTTCACAGTTGGGATTGACAAAGCACGTTCAGTTCCAGCACCGACTGAGTATGAACTGAACGCGCCAGGCCTACCTGCGCCGCCTGCAGCGGCTTTAACTTCAGACACACCGAAGGCCGGTGCCGGCTTAGTGCGAAATAGACCCACGTTCACAAGTTTTCCACATGGCCTGTGGATAGGTCAATGACACCTGTGTAATTTAGCGACCTGTCCCAATCATGGGTTTTCGGACGTCTGAAACAGGTTTTGCAGCCATACCAGCTGCGACAACCATGCAACGGCATTGCTCAATCGGGCCAGGCGACTTTTGCGACGACAACGTGATAGTTGCTCCGACTCTGCCAGATACGGCGCGCTGCACTTGTTCTGACAGCGCCATTTGACCTGTATGCGACAGTTTCCGTTCCATAATCATGTTGCGAACGATTGACGTGTAGGTCGTTATTTCTCGCTGCCCGAAGTCTGTGGCGCGTCTAGACAAATCCAGCGGCACAAGTGCAAATAGCCCTGGTGTGATGGCAAGCCGCACAGACGTGTCTGCCATAACCATTCGGGCAGATTCCCACATTGCTTCGGCCGACTCAACAACAAATTCTGTTTTGACCTGCAACGTGCCATCGGGTTTCGGTGCGACACGAACACCACAATACCTGAGGTCTGTTACATCGGCGTCAACTGCGAGCACTCCGCCTGCTGGCATGTCGTCGTCTGTTTCTAGTTGCGGCCACAGGCCGGCCGGTAGCCAGGAAGCTGCCGCAGAAATCCAGACGTTGCAATGCGCGCGATAGAACGCTTGTTTGTTTGGTGTGTCTGACATTCGCCGCAACCGTTCCGCCGTGATTGTTGTGCCCATTGCTGGGTTCGCCCATTTCCAGGTGTCAGGGTTGTCAAGCGGTGCGCCAGGTGGCGGCGACCATTCTGCAAAGTACAAACCGGAACGCGTGCCGTTGTCGATTGAGTGGATAGCCTGCTCGCGCAACTGCAACATAACTTTTGACGATTCGTCGCCGGCGGTGCTCCACATAGACATCAACGGATTGGGCCGTGCCGTCATCGTCGGTCTGTACGCGTCAAAGATGACTTCTGGGCTAATGCTCCAAATCTCGTCAAGGCAAACAAGGTCCGCTGATGCGCCGTGCGCGTTTTGCGGTGTAGCTGCCGTGACATGCCAACGTGAACCGTTCGGCAGCTCAACAAAGTTACGGCCATATGACCAGTTAATTTTTGCGTTGTACTTAGCCTCCAAGACTGGTGCAAACTCTTTGAACAACGCGTAGGCGCGATCAAGTTTGTGCGCAGCAGAGATCACAACTTGCGGCCGTCCAAAGTACTCGGTGAGATCCGTAAGCCATGCACAAATAAGACCGCCCATAGCCCAGGACTTGCCATTTTGCCGGCCAACCGATATCAACGCCTCGCTGAACTCAAGTTGGCCCGTGCCGTCATGCGTCAACTGACCGCTCAACACGGCTTGTTGCCAGTCCATCAGGTCATAATCAAGATGCTTTGCAACCCAATCGTTTACAACACCGCCCAAACTCTCGTGCCCCAATGTTGGCGTGACCAGCCTCGGCTCAATCCGACCGAATACGCCGGCGTCTGTACCGATCAGATCTGATTCGTTTTGTTCTGCCACGTTTGTTTCAGATATGGAAACTAG